GGGGTGTAGACTTCGCGCTCCCCATAGGCGCCATTTATTTACAGGAGGGTTTGGTTTTAGTCTTTTAATTACAATATGTACAATAAAAACAATAAAATGGAGAGCGTACAGACACTCACGACAGTGGAGTTTCTCTGTATTTATCCTTCCAGTTCATAACTCGCTCGTCAAAATCGACAAAAGCACTGGAAGGAGGGATGTTGACAGAATGTGCAACGCGACGTATCTTCTGCAAACGGTCGGTATAAATCTCACGACCAAATGCAAAATATTCGTGCAATGCAGATTCCATACAACTGAGAGCGACTTCCTCTATAGTCGCACTTGCAGAAACAGCTGAGCAATGAAGAGACTTCAGAATAGAATCTTCTTCCAATCGCCCTATTTCACACTGTATCTCTGGAATAAAATTGGATTGTCTCTTAAGAAAATCAACTTCGTCAACAGGTAAATAAGGTGTGGCTTGTTCTGACTTTTTGTCGGGTGGGGTTATTTTCATTCCAATGCTCGCCAAAAACGATCGGTAAGTAAGGAAATTAAATTGTGGTACTATCTCACTGCATGAAGCAGCAGCATCATCACCATAAGTGATTGCTGCCACATAACTGCGATAATCATGCAATTCGGGATACAGCGAGAAAAACCCACACCTCATGTACAAAGCATTTGCAATACTATTTATCTGAACAGTTATATTGTTTCCAGAAGTGTTCAAATTAAATGCTTGTATCATGGTACCATTGTAATCTAACAATGGGTGTGTAATATCAACAATCATGGCTTTCATAATGCTTAAATCATTCGTAGTGTACCCTGACGACCTATGTGCAAGGGTAATCATACATTCAAACACTTCACGGGTAATCTGTGAATTCATTCGAACATCATACTTTGAATAATCGAAAGCCAACAATTCCTTATTGTTGTATTTACGGACATGCTCCATCATTTCCTGCCATTCAGTAGAAAACGCATTTATTCCAACTGCACACTCAGTCAACAATGAATGCTGACCAATAAATCGTGCTATTGGAAGAAAATACTTGCGTATATGCATACCAAGTGCTATAGGACAAGCCTGAAAAACTCGAACCTTTGCAGACTCGATCTTCACCGGCTCGTCTTTCAATGCTGCGGAAACAACAGGATACCCACGCTCATTTCTTTCCCAACAATCTTTGAGTCTTTCAAACTCATCAAGAATATCTATAGAGGGAATACGGTCTATAAGTATGCCATTTTCCTCTATGTCGGTGAAATGTTTGCGCTTCGTTCCAAAAACAGGAAAACCCATGCTTGTGTTCATAGGTATTGGTTCCAAAAACCTTTTCCCCTGAACTCCTAACACAAGTTCTTTGCCCTGCAATGGAATCATGTCGTTTGTCACTAGTGGCAATAGCGGTGCCAGCCAATCATCACGCGCTCGTTTCAACAAGGCGGGTATTATAGGATCGGCTGGATTGACTATATGTTCGAGAGTAGCATTGTAAGGTACCCAATTGGGGGTCAATTTCGGTGGTCCCCATTTATTCGGTACTCCAAACTCACGTTCGACATGCTCAGATAAAATAGATTGTTTAACCATGCTCTTTTGCGAAGATCTCAAGCGAGTTGACCCTAATATGTCAACATAATGATGAGGCTCAAGACTAGTGATCATTTTCGCATTTGGATGGACAGCAGTCGACGCTAACACAGGTATGTTGTATTGCGCCAACGGCATCACGCCAGTGTTGGAAGACAAAATATGGCTATCTTCTAAACACTTCAGCGCAATCTCTATTTCTCCACGAGTTACGGATTGACACACTCCTAAATTTATAACAGCATCACCACCTATGTGGATGCCTGCAATCAATGGAGTTTTTGTCGTGGACACCAACAAACTCATGCATGTTCCTGCATTCGTATAACTGGTGGTATATTGACCACCATCGAAATACATTTGTTTGTGCCCAACTCGTTGGAAGGTAACACTCACGCGCTCACATTTCAGATCTACTTCTATGTCCCTGTGCAGGAATTCACACATGCTTGAACCGCTCGGCTTGGTAACAGGAAACCATTTTTCCACATTTCGATAATCAGGGGAATTGGGAACAAAAACGGCAACTAAATCCAAATCAGGAAAACGATATAAAGTGGTGTGATCAACTTTAAAAGTAAAAACACCACCAGCTCCTTTAATAGATCGAGTTACTGTCACTGTCGCATAGTCACACAATGGCATCCTAACATCAAAGTTCTTATGAACAACATGTGCAGGTAATAGCGCAACGGATTTTCGCAAAAACAAAATTCCACAACGTGTTGATTGACCATGCGAATTCACTAAAGACATTCTATGCAAGTTGCGAGACAATGCTTG